AAAGACTTAGCCTCTTTAGCATTGGACGGCGTTACGTCGTAACAGGTTTTACGTTGCACAAACGCACACTCTGTTGACTCCAATAAAGTTGCAACAGTGTTAAGTCTTAATTTAAGAGCTTCTGCTTAATCACATTCATAAGTAGCAGTTCCGCTTCCTTAGTATTTGGGCAATCAGGTAACTTGGAAGATTTCAGTGCTAATTCAGCGTCTATAAGAAGTTTGTCTGCTAAAGACGTCACTTTATCTAACTCCCACTTACCGGTCTTTATATCAATGAGTTCAGAAGCATCTTCTCTGAATACATTCAATTTAGACGTGTTAAGAAATTCAATTCCCATCCTAAGGATTCTGATATTATGTGCGGCTCTTTTGATATCGTATCCATACTTTTTAACTAATGATTTACGTTCAGCACCCATATAGTTTTCAAATTTATTTATCTTGATGCTTTTTATTTGTGAACGCCTATCACCGATAAAGGTTTTATAAGCTAACTTAGAAGAAAAAATCTCACGTTGTTCAATGTATTGGCGTTGTATATTATCGTGGATATATAAATCTTCCTTAAGCCAAAGTAATTCTAAAACGGTAGGATTTTGTGAGAGGAGCAAACGAGTGAAGTTACGAATCTCAAATACGGCAATATCACATTGGGCCTCCTTGTGAATCACATCTTTAAAGTTTCCTAAACCAATATAGGAATCTATAGGCGCAACACACACACCCATTAGATCCACGTCACCCACCAAGTTTGAATCTGCCCCTGGTATAAATGTGCCGTGACTGTGCGACCCCACACGGCCAAGCATAACTGTATTATTAGGAATTCGCTTCTCATCTAAAAGTTTTTTAAAGAGTTCGTTATTCATAAATTCGTATTCACTCGGTCTCAGGAAGTTGCAACAGTGTTAAGTTTATCCACTTCCCCAAGCCTGCATCGTATCTGATTAAGCCTCGTCGCATTAGCCTGCGTTGTAGTGATAACGGATTATAATTTTTACCTGTCTTTGGATTGTGATACTCGATTTGATTTAAATACCATCTTAATTCAAAAGTAGTTAGTTGCTGAGGTAATTGTGTTTTAAGCAGCTGAACGAATAAATCATTCTTAGCGTTCCATTTTTTAATTGTGCTTAGTGTTCCTTTCATTGCCCTTGCTTTTGCTTCTTCAGGGTGATCCCTGCGGAATCTATACCGGTATATAGCCAACCTAAATTTTCTAGGTACAGGTTGTTTTGATTTATTGTTTTCCATTACTAGCGAACCCGAAGCCCGCGAAGCGAGGCGAGAGGGTGAAGAAAAAACTTATAGTAAGAGAGCGAAGCCCTCTTATGTATAAGAAGCCTTCTACACGACTTGATAAGGTTGATTTGTTTAAAATTAAGCATAATGAGGTTATAATATACTTAGGGGTATATAAGACCTAGCCTCCGTAATTAAAACGGCTTGGTGACCCCTTGCCGTAAGCGGAATCGCTAACTGGTGGCGGTGCTAAGACTATCGGTGCAGTGGCTACCTTTGCATACTCCCATCGTATAACTCCTGCTTCTCGGCTATGGCGAATACTTATCTCTGGTGCAAACTGACCATTCTCATCAGTAAGATATGCCCGACCGCGTCGCTTAGTCAGTCCAAACTTATAGATAGGGTCAGCCCCTTGCTCACGAACAAGGCAAGCCACCTCTCGGAAGTAGTTCGTAAACTCTGACGATCCAAGTCCTGAGTAAGCCATATCAGCTACAGTGTAGCCTGCAGTGTCCTTTGATGACTTAGGTTTCCCGGTGTGGTGCATCGCTACAAGGATAGCCCCAGTCTCTAAAAGGATTGGCGAAAGGCCGTGGCGCAGGAATGTGCTAACCTCGGATTGAAGTGTTACATCGATACCAGCAAAGGAAAGCAGTGGGTCAACGAATACAATGTCTGCTTGGTGCTGGACTATTAACTGCTTAAGCAAAGCAAGGAAAGATTGCCCCGACGATACAGTATCGCGGTAAATGTATAAATTCTGTTTTAGGTTATCAATCTCTCCCTGGCTAAATCTGCTACCGTTCACGCAGTCCTGAAAAGATTCTCCAACGTCCCCTGTGTCGTTCTCGGCTTGTATGATTAAGGTGCGTAAAGGTTTCTTAGTGGTGATACCAAAGAAGTTACGGCCTACCGACCACGATGTTGCAGCTTGCATCATAAGCGATGACTTACCTGTGCCGGACTGCCCAACGATCAGAAGTGAGCCACCTTTGCAAAGCCAGCGTCGACCTAGTACGCAGTTAGGGTCATTACGCCTATCAAAGTTCATCAGCCCATCAAGAGACATTTCCTCGAGCGTTTTACTCTTAGCGCCTAGTGACTTAACAGACTGCTCGAGATAAAGAATAGCATCTTCAGGGCGAGACAATGGATCAGCACAAGCAGTAATCAAGTTGTCGGCTATGACTTGGAGTTTACGCAGCTGCGAGGTTTGCTTGATGTATGTAATCCAATCACCGTTTAAATTATTGTTGTTCTCAATTCCAATTAAGAAACTTAGATAATTATAATCTACAGTTGAACCAGCATTGAATAGGTAAGTGTTAAGTAATGCTATATCTACCTTCTTCTCGTCTTTCTTTAAATTAAATAATGCAATCGCTATAGCTTGGTTCTTTGGTTCAAAGAAGTCCGATGGAAGTAATTCGTCAGGCAGATAAAATTCTTTTGCGATTAGATAACCAAGTAAATGGTTTTCCATCTCAATTACATTAGGTGGGAGTTTTTTAGATTTCATAGGGAGAGTCGTATGTGTCGGCAGTTGGGTTGCCGTTCAAGATTATTATTTCTTCTTCAGTCCGTAGTGTGGCACAGGTGCTATTCTTTTCTCATCAAAGATTGATACGCGGAATGTTTTCTTATCGATTGTCCCGAGTTTAATTCCTTTATTAAGTAGTTCGAGCGCACGGCTTGGCTTAAAGCCCCAAGTCTCACCCCATTGTCTAACGGTCTTATAACCTGGTTGTGGTTTCTCGGCAGTCTTATGTATCTCAGACATGATTGCCATCAATACAGGGTCTGGTTGTTTTCTTTTCATTTTTTGTATTCCCAAGTTTTAAGTTCAGTTTGCCATAACCATTTTTTGCCTATCCGGTGTATGATCCAAGCCTTCCAGTCATTGCCCATATACCAACCCGCAATAAATCCGTTATTCCATTTAGCAGTTCCCATATAGTTTGCACTGTAATCGAGGTCATCGATTCGAGCTAAGCAAGGAGACATATAAGCTGCACCACCACCGAATTGGTCTAGGTTGACTTGATGGCCTGTGTGACCGTGTCCGCAAAAGAAACCGCCACCAGCAACGCCACCAGCCGTATAGTGCTTACCCATCTTCAGTAGATTTGAGCCGATGCCGTGGTGAAAAGACAAAGGCCCTATGCGTAGTAATCCAAGTTTTCCATGGTAGGGTAAAATAGTTTTGCAACCGGCCTTTCGTGCCACGGTGTTAATTTTTTCGTCTTTCTCAGCACAGTAGTCGCGAACAATACCCGATGGGTGATTACGTGCCAATGCTTCTAACCTATATTCATGATTACCTTTTAACAAATGAGTAGGACGAAACTTAGTTATAAAATCATATCCCATATCTAAATCCATTTCAAGAGATTCAGCACCTTCTTTATCTCCCATTGCCCCCTTGCGGAGCGAACGGAGGTCAAAGTGATCTCCACCTCCAATGCGGAGTTGTGGCTTATAGTCTTTACAGTATGCGTAGAGAGCTTGAAGACTTTCATCGCAGGCCATGTCTCCGTGGCTATCAGCTGCGAAGACAAATCTTATGGGTTTGTTGGTACTCATTTTTTTAGGGTTAAATTCATTTGAAGGATAATCGCGTCTCGCATCTTCTTGGCCTTCTCAAAATCTTTGGATAGTTTCCGCATAATAAAAACATCGACGCGTTTAAGTCTGAAGTAATAATAGTTACCACCTGGTTGCTTGTAGAGATACGAACGCTCTGGGTCGAAGCGATTAAATGTAGTGGCTGGTCGGTCTTTGTTTCCTATGCGAGTATTTTTAGGACAGGACGCTAACCAGTAGGCTCTTTGTGCGCTGATCCCGAGTCTCTCCGCATAGTCTAATTGCTCGGCAGTC